GCGAGAGTTACCGCGCCCGTCGTGCCCGTGCTGGGTGTAAGACCTGTCGTGCCCGCGCTGAATGACGTGACACCGCCCGTTGACGCCGCCCACGCAGCCGTCGTCCCATTAGAGGTCAGAACATAGCCGTTCGCGCCAATGGCAAGTCTCGTGGCACTATTGGTCCCGTTTCCAATAATTAAGTCGCCGGTCGTTGTAACAGGCGAGAGAGCGTTGAAAGCTGCCGAGGCGGTCGTGTTCCCCGTACCGCCGTTGGCAATCGGGAGCGTTCCCGTGACACCTGTCGAAAGCGATACGTTCGTGATCGTGTTGCTTGACCCGTTGATCGTCTTGTTCGTCAGGGTCTGGGTGCCAGCCTCCGTGACAGGAGCGTTGGCGACCTCGATAACGTCGGTGCTGTTCGTGTAGACAATCGCCTTCTTGCCGTTGGCAATCGTCACGCCCGTCTGACCCGACACCTTCACCGTGACGGCATACCCGCCTGTGGTGTTGTTAAAGAAGATGTACGGCTTATCGACAGCCGGAACCTCGACGGTTCTGGCAGCTGTCAGCGCGCCCGTCAACTCGATAACGTAGTTTCGACCATTAGAAGACGTGCCATTTGGGATCGTCAGGACCGTAGCCGCACCGTCTGTCACGGCCTGCGTCACGTAGCCTGCAATGGCTTCTTCAATAAGGGAGCCAAGATTGGTGTTGGTGGTCGTGCCCCACGTGCCAGATTGCTCGCCTGTGCCAATCAGCTCAATCTTGAGGTTAGTTGAGTACGTTGACATTCAAGTCTCCTAAGCGGCAATCTCGGTCCAGTTTGGTGATTGGGCGGGGGATATACCGCTCCAGCTTGGGTTTTGATCTGGGATAATCTGGCCCCAAACAAGGACCTGTCCAACATAACCTGTTGCAGATACCCCCGCAACAAAGACGTTGGCTGATGTCTGAACTGTCACCGAGCCAACAGAAGCTGTCGCGGAGACGCCCGTGACATTGACGTAGTTGACTGTCAGGGTCGTCACAGACCCGACCAACCCGTCAGAAGACACCCCGGTCAAATCAACAACGGCAGTGCCCGTAATAGAGACAGACCCTACCGATCCTGTCGCATCCAGACCCGTCACGAAGACGTTGGTCACGCCGAAGGCGGTAGCGGTCCCAACCTCGCCCGTCGCGGAGAGCCCGGTCGGCGTAACAACCGCCGCCGCCACTACCGTTACATCGCCAACGAGCCCGGTCGCAGAAAGACCCGTGACAGGTATAATCGCGGAAAGAGCAACGGCGACCGTACCGACAGCCGCCGTTGCCTCGACACCCGTAACCGGGACGGAAGCCCCTCCCGCTACGGTGACACTTCCAATCTCTCCCGTCGCAAGCCCAATGGCGACCGCGCCCTCACCGAACGGGAGTTCACCCCATCCGGCAGAACGAGACCAACCCTCAAAGGCTACGACGGCATCGGTCACGGCTCATCACGCAATACGAATGATTGCGTTGCTTGCGTCCGCCGTTGGGAAGACGACGGTGAAGTCGCCCGCCGAAGCCGTCTTGTCCGAGCCGAAGTCAAGGATCACAACTGACGGGTTCGTATAGGTGTGAGCCGGGGTGGTGTTGTAGATCATGGCCCCACGAGCCGTGAACGACGCGCTCGACCACGTTTCGTCGGCAAAGTCCGTCAGAGCGGTCGTGCCGGAGGTAGAGGGGTTCACGTTGCTCAGAGCAGCGCCGCCCGCCGTATAGGCCGAGCCAGAGGTGTTGGTGATCTCGTTGGTCGAGGTGTACGCCGTGGTCGCGGCGGTGAACGAGGCGCTATTCGTGTAGAGCGCGATGTAAAAAATGTCGCCGCCCGTCGCCCGAAAGTCGTGAGCGCCCTCAAGCAGCTGCTGCTTGAAGCTAGTGCACATAAAGTTTCCAGTGAAGGCCATTAGACTCTCCTCACGAGTTCGGCAAGCTGCGGCTGCCCAGCCTCGGTCAACACGTGACCAACCGTTGATCTGTCACTCTGTATAGCACGTTTCATGTGAAACAGAACAACTTGCTCCATCTGATCCTTGAAGGCTTGTGCCTGTTCACGCAGGGCCGGAGGAGCCGAATCAGCCACCGAAATGAGCCGTTCAGTGCACCTCTTGGCCCAGAACTCGGGAGGATGACCGCCGTTGGTCGTCGTCGATACGTCAACCTTAAACACGCCAGTTTCTGCTGCGTTAACGAACATCTCAGGTAGCCTTTATTCTGATAAGACCATCTCGGTAGGCATCGACGTTCTCGCGTCCCTCGCCGTAGTTCTTGAGGCGCGTCAGGGCCTCCGCGAACCTCTGGTTATAGAGGTTCAGTATCTCAGGCTCGCCCTTCATGTAGGTATAAGCCTCGAACAAGCTGCCATAGAGCAGGGCCTGTTCGGCGTTGTCCCCGATCCAAGTCGTGCCCGCCGTAACAATCGACTCCGGCTCGTACCAGTAGTGCAGTTCGACGGAAAAATTAGCGTTTGGGACAGGCGCAAGAATAAAGTTGTCGATGTCAAACTGAGAGTAATACTTCGGAACCCCTGTGGCTCCGGTAGGGTTATACTCTTGAAGATACTCGACATCCTTATTGAGAAGAAAGATCTTCGACCCGGACGACGTAACACTCAGAGAAAACGGAGCCCGAAAGTCAGACGGGACCGCAAGGTATTGATTTCCGGATGTAGTTGTACCTGTCGTGTTCTTGCGAAACACGTCTAGGTCAACGGAGTATAAGATCCGTTCCTCACAGTTCTGAATGAACGTGTTGATGTTGCTGACGAAGCTCGGTTCGCTGTATTCGGTGAAGTCCTCGATGGCCTGCACCAGAGTGGAATACGTCCAGCCCATATCAAGTGATCTCCACTGTTACGGTGCCGACAGAGGTAATACCCTGAAGACTGGTGTTCTGGATGAACGGGAAGATATCCTGTCCCACGGGAACATCCATCGGTTCAGTACGATCAGGCCGGGGCTCAAACAAAGCCTGCGGTTCAGTCGGAGGATAAATGGGCTCAAGCTGTGGATGCTTGGCGTCCCAGCACTCAATGCAGTTCTTGAAGCCGTTCCACTGCTTCTTCAGCGTCGTGTACGGATACTGAAGACCACACCTGTCGCAGATGGCGAAAGAGGCGAAGCCTTGAGCGAACCTAGCCATCTCAGACCACCCGATACCAGTCCCTTACCGGGGTAAGGGAAAGAGAAGCGCGGTCACGGTCTTCGCTCATCGCTCGATCAAACTCTTCCTCATACACCGCCTTCAGAAGTTGGACCCGCTCGGGCGCTTTCTTCATTGCGATATAGTAGGCGAGACCCGCCGCAAGACAGGGATAAAAACGGAAGGGGACCTGAAGCGTATTCGCCCCAGCCGCCGCGTCGTCCATGCGAACAAGACGATCAACAATGAGATCGTAGTTCTGGTCGGGGGTGGGCCAGACGTACAGGACAGGCGTGATCTGACGATCAACGACGTATTGGACAGGACGGCCCTGCGTCAGCTTGTTCGGGATGTTGAGGTAGTAATCTCGGCTGATGCGATCAACTGTTAGATCAACCTGAGAGGTCGTGCCAACGCCCGTAGGCATACGGCAAACCACTGACAGGAAATCAATGACCGTCTGCGGGAGAGTGTAGCTGGCGGTCGTTGAATTAACTGGGATCGTAACGCGCTCAATCGTCCACTGGTTCAGTCCCCGGTTAGCCCATTCGGCCAGCAAGAGGTTCAAGCTGCGACGAGCGGTACGCTGATCGTACCCGGTACGGATCTCAATCCCGCACCGCTCGAACGCCTCTTCGATGTAGTCGGCTACATCTAGCTCGAATGTCTTGGTTCCGGAGACAGCCATTGTCAGCAAACCTTGCCTTTACCGACACCCTTGATGGCAATTCCGCCGCCACGGACGGAACCGCCCATAGCGTACTTCTTCTTTTTAACCATGCCGCCCTTCGCGTATGCTTCATCGCGGTAGGACTCGGCATCCATCATACGCTTCATGTCATCACTACGAGAAGAGGTATCGTCTTTGTAGGAGTCCTCTTCGAGCATACGCTTCATCTTTTCCTTATCGGACGCAGGGATATCATCCTTATACGACATCTCTTCCATTTCGCGCTTGCGCTTCTTAGCGCCCTCACTGCGAACATAATCGGTAATGGCGGCGGGGCGGTTATAATTCTTGCCGGGCATCTTACTTACCTTTCTTTGACTTAGACATGCCAGCTTCAGACAGAGCGATGGCGATGGCCTGCTTGCGGGACTTAACGACAGGACCCTTCTTTCCGGAGTGAAGGGTGCCTTCCTTAAACTCTTTAAGGACCTTACGGACCTTCTTCTGCCCTTTGGTCGAAGCCTTCGCCATGTCAGAAGCCCTTCTTTCGGAAGGGCCTGACCTTACTAGCCACGCCCTTTGGCTGTTTTACGAACTGCTTGCCTGCGGCCTTCCCTGCACGTTTTGCCCGCGTAGTAGCAGCGTACTCCTGCGGCGACAGAGACTTGATCGCCGCCTCGGGAAGATACCTCTCGCCCGTCTGGCTAGAAGGCTTCCCGGATTTTGTCCGCCACTTCTGCGCTGTCCACGCCTTGAGAGACCGCTGCGTTTTCTTCATTTGCCTTTGTAGCCCCCGCCTTTAGCCTTGTACTGCTTTGCTAGGAGCTGGGCTTTCCGTGCAGACCACTGCCCTGCGGCGGTGCCCTGCACGTTTGAAGCTTTGATCTTTTCAAAAAGAGCCTTTCGCATACCGGGCTTGGTGTAGTTACCGGCAGCGTTCACCTTGCTCTTTTTGACAGGGGTCTTCACTTCTTACCCTTCTTTCCGCCGAGGACAATCATCAGGGCCATGCCGCCCTTCTTCATGCCCTTCTTAGCCATGCCGCCCTTCTTCATGCCCATCATCTTCTTCTCGGCCATGCCGCCGCCCATCATCTTCTTTTCAGCCATACCGCCCTTCTTCATAGCCATAGAAGGAGCAGCCATCGCCATTTCAGGCGGCATCATGGCCGGAGCCGTCTTCTTGCCCTGACGGGACGCGCCCATCGCCCGCTTCTTCATGCGAGCGCCAGCCATTTCCTTACCCATACCACCACGAGTCATAGCCATTTGAGTTCTCCCTTACTTACACTTCCACCGTTTGCGAGCTTGGTTCAAACGGCTATTGGGGTTCTTTGCGGCTTCAGGAAACATCTTAGCCTGACCTGCCGACCGGGCACAGAAAGACTTTCTGCGAGCCGCTCGCTTGCCTTTCGGATTGTCCTCCGTGACAGCCGTTGACAGCTTAGATCCGGGATTGGCTTTGCGATAAGCTCTGACACCCTTTTCTGTCATTCCAGCGCCAGCCTTCGTCGGTCGGAAGTTGCCGGATTTGACAGAGGTCTTGATGCCCATCCCCTTAGCCATCACGCAGTCCCCGCATCATTCTTGATTAAAACCAAGATGAACATCGAGGAGCAGGCGTTGTTTGCCGCCGCCCCAACAGCTTGCGCCTCAATCGTTGTCTTTTCAGGGACCACGAGTGGATACTCAAATGCGTAATCAGCAACACCGTTGTTGACAGTAACTACCGCAGCGGTGAGGCGAATTTCATTAGTTCCGCGTGTCACGAGGCGACCCGTCACAGCGTTTGACCCGGAAACC